CTTTTTTTTTAAAAAATAAATATATAACTTTGAATTATTTATTAATAGTATTATTAGTTGTTTTTAAACAACAATAAAATAATAAAAATAAATTAATAAAATAAATTAATAAAAATATATAAATAATAAATATAAGATATCTGAACTCTATTCAATGGCAAAAAAAACGCAACGTAAAAAACTAATAGAGAAGTTAGATAAGATATTTAGTGTTTATATTAGGCTTAGAGAAGCAAAGGCCAAGATAGCTCAGTGTTTTACTTGTGGTAAAAAAGACCACTATAAGAAACTTCAAAACGGACACTTCCAGAGTAGGAAACATTATAGTACTAGGTGGGATGAAATTAACTGCCAAGTACAATGTGCTGGTTGTAATGTATTTCGTTATGGAGAGCAATATCTATTCGGAGTTAATTTAGATAAAAAGTATGGTACTGGAACGAGTGATGAAATGCACAAGAAATCCAGAGAAACTTACAAGATAGATAACTACGAATTAGGGGTGTTAATAACAAAGTATGAAGATTTAGTAAAAGAACTTTTAAAAGTTTAAATTTGCCATAAATTTAGTTGCATAATCTTTTTTTTGTTTAGGGGTGTTACATTTATTTGTAGCACCTTTTTTTTATTATTTGTTTATTAAATATTTTTTATTACTTTTGGGTAAACAAAAAATTTTTATTTATGAAACTAATCGATAGATTGAAACCAGAGTTTAGGCTTGTACTAGAACAAGACACAGAAAACCCACTTTACTGCCAAGAGATTGCAGAAGCATTAGAAGAATACCAATTTGTTATTCATATACCTTATGGTGTTATAATATCAATGGATTTTTTATTTGGAAATTTAGATAGTCCTTATAATTATTTCAATGAGTTATGATAGATAAGATGACAATAGACTTTCTTAATGCTAGGATAGAAGCATTAGAAAAAGAATTAGATAAACTAAAAGAAGAAAACGCAAAACTAAAACGTATTAATTATGAACAAATCAAAACTTACGGAACTCTACAAGAAATACAAGCTAGAGAGAGAGGACTTTTTTAAGCACCAGAATTTCTACACAATCATCACTAGGCAAGGTATTGATAAGATACAAGCTATTGAACAAATAGTAATATATTATGAAGTTGTAAGGTGTGAGCCTAATTACGCAGTATTTAAAGCACTTGCAGAAAAGGATGGTAAAACAATAGAAACCTTTGGTAGTGCATTAAAAGGAGAGGGTTACAAAGATGGTAATTGCACTTCGTGGTATGTTGCTGAAATGGCAGAGAAACGTGCAATGTCAAGAGCAGTACTTAAATTAACTGGCTTCTACGAGTTAGGAGTATTTGGCGAAGATGAATCCGAATCATTTAAAAAATCAAACACAAACATTAAAATTAAATAACTATGAGTTTAAAAGTAAGAGGTAGTATAACAAAGATATTACCAACACAAACTGGGCAAGGTGCAAAAGGCGAATGGAAAAAATTATCATTTGTATTAGACACTAAAGAAGAGTACAATAATTTATATTGTTTCGATATATTCGGAAACGATAAGGTAGATGAGTTCTTAAAGTACAACAAAGAGGGTAAAGATGTTGAAGTAGATTTCAATGTTAGAACTAACGAGTATCAAGGCAAGTACTATACTTCTCTTCAAGCGTGGAAAGTTTTTAAGAGTGAGCCAGTAACTGCTAAAGAACAAGCACCAGATAGAGAAAAAGAAGATTTACCGTTTTAATTAACTAGGGTGTTATTAATTTAGCACCCTTTTTTTTAACGCTTGTATAAGGTGCGTTTTAATGCACTTTATACGTTGTTATAAAAAAATTAATATATTTAAACAAAAAAATGATAATAGACTTTAACAAAGAACTAAGCAAACTAAACAAGGTAAGAACTGGAGAAGTAAAGGAAGCACAAAAACTAGACCACATAACACTAGATGAACACCTGCGCTTTAAAAAAAATAGTTTTGACATTTTTATTGGGCACTCTAATGTCGGAAAAACTACAACAGTACTTTACTTAATGCTTTTGCAGACTTTAAAACACAATACAAAGTGGTTAGTTTACTCAAGCGAGAACGAGCCACACGGATTAATAAGAAAGTTAATAGAATTTAAACTAGGTATGCCGATAAACCAGATAGATGAATTTACTATGCGTGAACAAGGTGCTTACATAAACAACTATTTTAAATTTATTTATAGTAATGACCTTTACACTTATAGAGAATTATTAACTTTAGCCAAGCACGTTAAAGATGCCTGGAAGTATGAGGGTTTTATGATAGATCCCTACAACTCATTAAAGATGGATAGAAACGTACTAAAAGGTATTAGTTCACACGAGTACCATTATCAAGCTGCGAGTGAGTTAAGAATATTCTGCAAAGAAAACGAAGTAAGTATATGGTTGAATATGCATTGTGTAACTGAAGCATTAAGGCGTAGGCATAAAGATAGCCACCAATTTGCTGGGCATCCACAACCACCAATGATGAGCGATGTAGAGGGTGGTGGTAAGTTCGGAAACCGTGCTGATAATTTCTATTGCATACATAGATACACCCAGCACGAGAGCGATTGGATGTATAGTATGTTGCATACACGAAAAATAAAAGACACCGATACTGGCGCAAGACCTACAAACTTAGACAACCCTATTAGACTAAAGAGCGTTTTAAACAACGTAGGGTTTGAAATAGATGGCATCAACTTAATAAAACCAAGTAAAGTAACACAACAAGAAGTACCGTTTTGACTAAATACGAATTCCTAAACTTAGCCTACAAAAAACATAAACAATGGATATCTATTGTAAATTCGTTTGGATGCAATCCAGCCTTTTCAGAAGATATAGTACAAGAGGTTTATATAAAACTAGACCGTTTACTAGATAATGGCTTAGATGCCACCTATGGCAACGAGGTTAATTACTTTTATATTTATAAACAATTAAGAGGAACGTACTTAAACTTTATAAAAAAGAAGAATAAAATAAATATGCAGTACATAGAGGAGATAGGAACGCCAGAAAAAGAGTTAGAAGAATCGCAAGAAGAAAAATACGATATATTGCAACTTATGAAAAACCTAGATAAAGAGTTAGAAAAGTTGTACTGGTACGATAGAAAAGTATTTGAAATAATTATGGGAGGTAAAAAAATTACAGAGCTCTCAAGAGAATCAAATATTAGTTATGCTTCATTGTATAACACATTTAGAAAAACAATTAAACACTTAAAAAACAAATTATGAAACTAAACGCATTTGAAAACGAAATTTTTCACTATTACAGAGAACAACAAGCAAAGATTAAAAAAGCAATTAAACTACTAAAAGAAAATGATTACGAGGTTATAAAAATAAAGACTAAGAAATGAAGTTAGGAGATTTAATATACTACATAACTTATTATACTGGCATACATTGGCTGGTTAAGAAAGTAAGCAAACTACTAGGTAAAGATTGTGGTTGCGATAAGAGAAGAAAAGATATGAATAAAATAGACCTTTGGTAATGGAAGAACAAGATTTAAAAGACTGGCAAGAGTTTAAAGAGAACGCATATCCTTTTACTAAGATAGCTAACAAACCAAAGTTAATTAAAAAGTACGTTAAACTAATAAATGTTCTACACGCTAAATACTACAAACACAAATACAATGAGCCTTGCACTTGTAATGGTTCGATATATCGTAAAAGAGTAGCAGAACTAGATAAGATATGAAACAAAAAAAGTACACCCTAAATCACAGAATAAGCAAACTAGAACGAAGATTATCCCAACAAGAAAAAGTTATAGAGCAACTAGCCATACAAATTTATTACCTACTTAACAATGATAAAGAAGATACACAAATGGGAGAAAGCAGTGATAACACTACTGAATAATGATGGGTGGGAACTAACACATACTGGAGAGAACTGCGAAAGCTGGGATGCAGAGGGTATAACACCTAAAGGACACGAATGTGTATTAGAAATAAAGTTTCGCAAAACGTATTATGAAACCAAGATGCTAGAAAAGTATAAGTACGATAAACTTATAGAAACTGGCAAGGTAGCATTATACTTCGTGAACGATCCTAAAGGCAACTATCTATTCTGGTTGAACGAAATAACCGATTTAAAGATAAAAGAAATGTATTGCCCAGATACTACCCTATGGACTAAGAAGCGTTTAAAGAAACCTTGCTACCTTTTAAAAGAAGAAGATGCTAGGATTATAAACGACAATTAAAATATTTTGTTTATTATTTGTTTATTAAATATATTTTATTATATTTGGTTATTGTTAGCAATGAAGCTAATAATTTAAAACAAAGATTATGCAAACACTAAAACAATTACAAGATTACGCAAGTGCAACCGATAATGTATGGTTGTCTAAAAAGCTACAAGACCTAGAACGTGAAATGGATATAGTTATTCATAATGCACGAATGAAAGTATATGATGACTTAATAGGTATGGTAGAATGAGTTATTACGAGCAAATAGATTCGATAGGCGAAAGCGATATAAACGAAGAGTGTAAGTGTTGTGGTGTACCAGATGCATCACATTACGGATATTGTAGTAGAACTTGTTATAATTACGATAATGAATAAACAACATAAGATTTTAGCAACTGGATTACACGCTATAACTATAAACGGTAGGGTGTATATCTTCACAGAAAAAGAATACCAGCACCTAACGTGGTGGGAATTAGTTAAACTTAAATACTTCGTTTAACTTATGAACGTATTACAACGACAATCCTACCAATTATATTTTGATTGGTTAGGAGAAAAGATATTAGAATGGTACGATAACAAACCCGCTAATAACGATTTAAAGAACTGCGTTAAAGCTATGAAGCATATAGGCACTCACAACAATCATTTACAGATAGAATGTGATATCAATAAAAAGCTACTAAGCAAAATGCGAATAGAAAAGAATAGAGCCATACAACGTGCCAGAAAATCAGATGCACAAGTAGAAAAATTAGAATTACAAATAGAACAACTAAAACTAAAAATAAAATTAGGGTTATGAATATATTAAAAGAAGCTCAAAAAATTATATTTGATCGAGCAGAAGAAAAAGAAAGACAGTATGGCAATATTGATGATTCAATAGCTAAGGCTGCTTGTGTTGCATCTGAATTATGTAACAAAGAAATAACTACAGAAGATTTTTATAAATGTATGATAGCTTTAAAAGTATCAAGGATGGCATACAATACAAAAAAAGATACAATGCTAGATTGTGTAGGATATATAGCCGCATTAGATAACTTTAAAAATAACGGTTATGAGTAGTATATTTGAGAAGCAGTATAAAACTTTATTAAATGAAACGTTAAAGCAGGGGGAACTTTGCGAAAATCGTACGGGAATTAAGACATATAAACAATTTAATAAATGTTTAAATATAGATTTAAAAGAAGGTTTTCCTGTATTAACCGGTAAAAAGTTATTTTTTAAAAAAGCATTAGCAGAGTTTAAGTGGATATATGAAGGGCGTACAGACCTTGAGTTTTTACATAAACACAATATATTTTGGTGGGATGATTTTGCTACAAATAATAGTTTAGGTAAAGTGTACGGGTATCAAATAAAGCATTTTAACGGCTTATTTGATCAAATAGATTATGTTATAAATGAAATTAAAAATAACTCGCGTAGAGCTTTAATAACACTTTGGAATCCTACAGACTTAAAAGATCAAGCGCTCCCCTGCTGCTATACTCAATTTAATTTTGTGCGGGTTAATGATAAGTTAAATATGACAATGCATTTTAGGAGTTCTGATTTATTTTTGGGGTTACCATACGATATAATAGTGGGTGCTTTATTTTTAAAAACTATAGCTGATAAGTGTAATTTAATTCCTTCAATTTTAGGTTTAAATTTAGCTGACGCACATATTTATGAATCGCACACGTCTCAAGTTATTGAATACAATAAAGCAAATATTTATAAACTTCCAACTTTACAAGGTAAATACAAAAACTATTCTTTAATAGATTATAATCACAATAAGTTTATAAAAGCAGAATTAATAAAATAATATGTATTATACTTACCACATAAAGGGAAAAAAAGTAGGTTGCACAAATAACCCGTTTAAAAGAATAACACAACAGCAAGGGTATTATGATTATGAGATACTAGATAAAACAAATTGTATTGACAAGGCGTCTGTCCTAGAATTAGAGTGGCAAAATAAGCTAGGTTATAAAAAAGATATAAGAACATACAAAGAAACTATTAATAATTTAAAAACAAAAAAAATGATACACGTTACGGATCACACTATTACATTTAAAAAAACATTTAACAAAGAACTAGATAATTTTATACTACCTGTAGTAATAGAATTAAACGATGGTTTTATAATACCTGTAGATGATGAAATAAAAAAATTTATTTTAAAAAATAATTATAAATCTCAAAATAATGACGAAAGATATATTTATACAAATAGTCTAAAAAATTATTATGAAGTTTTAGAGGATTCTAAAAAAATTAATGATCAATATATAATTTTTAATAAAATTAGAAATTGGGCCAAAGAACGAGGTTTATACAAAAAAGGAGATTCTAATACTCAATATATTAAATTAATGGAAGAGGCTGGTGAATTAGCTCAAGCATTATTAAAAAGAGATGATGCTGAAATATATGATGCTATTGGTGATATGGTTGTAGTATTAACTAACTTAGCTTATATGGAAGGAGTTACTATAGAAAATTGTATTAATGATGCTTATAATGAAATATCAGATCGTAAAGGTAAAATGATTAACGGAACATTTGTAAAAAATTAAGATTATGAAAAGTAAAGAATATAGTATGAGAGTAGTAGTTTATACAGTACTAATATTAGCTTGTATAGTTATAGGCTTAAACATATTTAATTTATTAATGCTATGGAATATATAGTATTAGCAATAGCATTTTATTTAATTTATAAAACATTCAAAGATGATTAAATTACTAGATGGTAATATCTACGATAAAGAGGAACTACTAAAAAAGATGGGTGATGATAACTTCTACTACGGAGAACTAAACCAATTAGCTTTAAGTAGTAGTAGCCTTAAACAACTTCTATCAAGTCCTAAAACATATTACTACTCATTAAAGTATGGTAGTCCAGATTCACAACCTTTACGAGATGGCTGGTTATTCCATACTGCAATACTTGAGCCAGATGTATTTACTGCTCAAAGGTTTATAGATGTTCAATCAAAGAACACTAAGAAGTTTAAGGAAGCTAAAGAAGAGTTTGGTAGGGTATTTACAATGAAAGAAAAGAACGATGCAGAACGTTTAGCAGATGCATTCTTGAGGAACGAACACGCATTACAATTAATAACAGATTGCGAGTTTGAAGTACCAGCAATAGGCGAGATAGAATATTTAGATAACAAATATCCATTTAGAGGTAAGGCAGATGTAATTGCTCACGATAGGATAGTAGATTTAAAAACCACAAGTGGTGGTATAGATAACTTTTATCATAGTTCTCAACGATATGGTTACGATGTGCAATGTTATTTGTATTGTAGGTTGTTTAATAAAACCTATGACCAATTTAAGTTTATAGCATTAGATAAGGGAAGTTTAGATATTGGTATATTTGAATGCTCTGAAGAGTTTTATTACAAAGGAGAAGAAAAGGTAGAAAAGGCATTAGACTTATACGAAAAGTTCTTCGTGTTCGGCGCAGACCTTGATAATTATTGTTTAACTGGAATATTATAATATGGAACTAAGAAAATTAGTAGAAGTAGTAAGCGATAAGTATAGAACAAAACTAATAACTAAAAGTAGAAAAAGGCATATAGTATATCCTAAAAAAGTATTATGTTACCTAGCCAGAGAGTTAGGGTACGGTTTACAAGAAATAGGAGATAGCCTACAACTGCAACACGATAACGTACATTACCACATACATTCAATAGATAGAATCTACAATCACGATGCGATAAAGTGTAACGAAATAATAGACGAATACGATTTATCAGCTAGAAAGCTAGAGGTAATAGAAATAAAAGAAAAGGTACTGATGGTAGATAAGGAAACTAAAACTGCACTAGAAGCAATACTAGGCGATTTAAAAGACTTAAACACCGAACTAATAAAAGAACTAATAGAAACAAAAATAAAACCGTTCTTGTTGCTTGTAAAGAGTAGAAAGAAACAAAACCAAATAGAAGAAACATCAGCACCTAAATTAAGAAACCCAGTTAAAAACCCTTTCTTGTCGTGAAATTTAAAAGAGATATACCAAAAGCAGATATAGTAATAATACTAGTAGTAGCAGTATTTATATTGTATGTTCTATTTAAAAAATAAAAAACCATTGATATATTAATAGCGTACAGATACGAACACAAAAAATACACAATGGCATATAACACAGATGACCTTAGAGAACAATCACTAAAAGCTATAACAGAACATAACCTTATTTTCATTGGGGATATATTTGCTTATGTAGGATTTAGTAAACGTGCATTCTATGACCATAAATTGCAAGAATGTAACGCTATAAAAAGCGAACTAGATAAAAATAGGGTTAATATGAAGATAGAGATGCGTAAGAAGTGGTATGATAGCGATAACGCAACCTTGCAGATAGGACTTATGAAACTCATAGCAAACGATGAAGAAGCACATAGATTAAATGGAACTAAGCGAGAAGTAAAACACGATACCACAGATAAAGAGATTAACATAAAAATCCATAGGTAATTGAACGTAGATGTAAATGTAGTATTTGAACATTTACTTGATAGCAAATCAAAGATAGTAGTAGAGCAAGGTGGAACTAGGTCTGGTAAGACTTATAACATTCTGCTCTATATTATTTTTAACTACTGCCAGGTAAACAAAGGTAAAACGATTACTATTTGTCGTAAGACATTCCCAGCACTACGCTCTTCAGTTATGCGTGATTTCATAGAGATACTTAAAAAGCATAACAAGTATAGGGAAGAAAACCATAACAAGTCTAATAGTGAATACAACTTAGATGGCAACTTAATAGAGTTTATATCGTTAGACCAAGCACAAAAGATAAGAGGTCGTAAACGTGAGTTCTTATTTATCAATGAAGCAAACGAACTAGAGTACGAGGACTGGCAACAACTTATATTCAGAACAACCGATAAGATAATACTAGATTATAACCCTAGTGATGAGTATCATTGGATATACGATAAGGTACTACCAAGAGAAGATGTAGAGTTCTATAAGACCACATATAAAGACAATCCTTTTTTAGATAATTCTATAATAGAAGAGATAGAACGTTTAAGGGAAACGGATGAGCAGTACTGGCAGATATACGGACTAGGAGAAAAGGGAATAAGCAAGGCAACTATATTTAACTATTACGAATGCGATAAGATACCAGAAGATGCAGAGTTTATATCCTACGGTGCAGATGCTGGGTACACTAATGACCCTAGCACACTTGTAAGCGTTTATAGAAAAGACCACAACCTTTACATTAAAGAACACCTTTATAGAACAATGATGACTACAAAGGATTTAAGCGAACACTTTAAGCTGGTAGGTGTAGGTAGGAATACTATTTACTTTGATGCAGCTGAACCAAGATTAATAGCAGAACTTCGTAGGATGGGGCATAACGTGCAACCGAGTTTAAAAGGTAGAGATAGTATAAATGCTGGTATAGACCTTTTAAAGCGTTTTAAGATACATTTAACGAGTGATAGTGATAATCTTATAATGGAGTTTAGAAACTATAAATGGCAAGAGGACAGAAGTGGTAAACTAACAAATAAGCCAGTACAAAATAATGACCATTTAATAGATGCTTCCAGATACGCAACCTATTCAATATTAAGTAGACCTAACTTTGGTAAATATGCGATTAGGTAAAATAAATTAAAAATAAATTGTTTATTATTTGTTTATAAGTAAAAAAGTATTATATTTGTACTGTTGCAATGATGTAACAATGGCGACCCGCCAATCAGGGTTTACTCTTTTACTATGAGTTATTTAGTTATTTTCGATGGCACTACCGCTTTTGTAGGCGACCATTCAGATATTGCAGATGCTGACCACGAGATTGTTGGCACATTCACTGACGAGGATGAGGCGTATGCTTTTGAAGAAAAGTATAACGAAGAAGCCACTAACTACGGGAGGTATTAATCTCCCGTTCATTCTCAACCAATGTTCATTGACAATGAACACTAAAAAATATTGAACAATGATACAAAGTTTAAGAATTATTAAAGAGCAATTTGAAGAATCAGATGAGATAGAAATACAACCGACTATGATTAATGATGGTCGTGTTATTGATATTATGATGTGGTTAAAAGCAGATAAAAAAACGGAAAGACACGAATACCACCATACTTTTGATTTGCAGGAAGTGAAAATGATTAGAGATTTTTTAACAAGTGTTTTAAATAGTTATGGCATACATATACTACAATAAAGAATTAGATAAATACAGGCTCTTTAGATAATAGAAATATAGATTATAAGATAGCATTTTATGCCTTTATATAATATTAAACAATTAAAAACAACCACTTATAACACCCTTACAGAAATGTAGGGGTTTTTTTGTACCTTATTCTAAAATTTTAAAAAACATTGATATATAAATATGAAGATAGTAATACCTAATAGTTTAAACGAAATTACACTAGGGCAATACCAAGAGTTCTACAAGCTAAACGATGTAGAAGATGTTAAGGTAGTGGAAAGAAGAATGATAGAAATATTCTGCCAAGTACCTATGAAGTATGTAAACCAGATGAAAGCTATCGATGTAAAGGATATCATACAAATACTTACACAGATGCTAGAGAACAAACCTAGCCTGGTAAACCTATTTAAAATGGATGGTGTAGAGTTTGGGTTTATTCCAGATTTAGATGATATGACCTTTGGCGAGTATGTAGACTTAGATACGTTTATAGGCGATACTAAAAACCTACATAGAGCAATGAATGTACTTTACAGACCAGTAAAGATAAAACGAAGTGGTAGGTATCAAATAGAGGACTATGATAGCGATAAGTATGAACGAATGTTAAATATGCCAATGGATGCAGTTATAAGTTCTATACTTTTTTTTTATCATTTAGGCATCGACTTGTCGCAGATTATGATGGACTCTTCCAAACTGAAGAACGAAAAGAATATGATGCAGTATCTAATTTCGGAAGAAAATGGGGGTGGTATCAATCACTCGTTCACATCGCTCAAAACGATGTTAGACGATTTAAGGATATCACTAAACTAAATATGCACGAGTGTTTAACATTCTTGACATTTGAAAAAGAGAGAAACGAACTAGAATCTAAAAGAATTAAAAGCAAGTTTAAATGAGAGGTATAAGAGGTTACTACTTAATCACGGAAACGATAAAAGACCAGTTACTAGCAGATGTAAATGTTAATACGGTAACTACTGGAGATATTACAAAGGTAGACTTAAACAAACAAACTATATTTCCGTTAAGCCACATTATAATAAACCAATCAATACTAGAGGAACAAGTAATAAGGTTTAACGTTTCGGTATTGGCTATGGATGTTGTAGATGTAAGTAAAGAGCCAGTAACGGATTTATTCAGAGGAAACGACAACGAGCAAGATATATTAAACACGCAGTTAGCAGTACTAAACAAACTTACACAAGTATTAAGTAGGGGAACGCTATTCCAAGACAAGTACCAATTAGATGGCACTATAACTTGTGAGCCTTTTTATGATAGGTTTGAAAACGAACTAGCTGGGTGGACTGCAACCTTTGATGTATTAATACCTAACGATATAACTATATGTTAGCAGATAAGGAAATACAGAAAGCCTTACAAGACTTCGCTAAGTATGTTATACAACAATCACGAAGCAACTTAACCAAAGGCGATAAGAACGCATCTAAGGAACTTTATAATAGCCTTGGTAGTGATGTAAAGAAAACAAATAAAGGTTACAACCTATCGTTTGAAATGGAAGATTACGGTAAGTTTCAAGATAGGGGTGTAAGTGGTACTAAAAAGAAATACAATACACCTTACAAGTACACGAATAAAATGCCACCACCTAGTAAGCTAGATAAGTGGATAGTAAGAAAAGGAATAGCACCAAGAAACAAGGGTAAGTTCTTAACTAGAAAAAGTATTCAATTTGCAATAGCTAGAAGCATATACACTAAAGGTATAAAACCTAGTTTGTTTTTTACCAAACCATTTGAGAGAGCGTTTAAGAGGTTGCCAGATGAATTAGTAGAAGCATACGCAATAGGAATAGAAAAACAAATACAAGTTAATATAAACAAATGAGGAAGATAAATTTAAGAAGTCCGTTTTATTTTAAGGTGGAAAAAACTGGTATGACTTCGGTAGAATTAAATCTATACGTTTATACTGGTACGTTTACCGATAACGCAAGTGTAAGTCCTAGCACGTTACGATACACAATAACAAAAGAGCCTTTAAGTACAAACGATTATGTAGTATTCGAGATAGCAGAACTTATAAGAGATTACCTAGAA